GCCGTTAATGGAAACTGTGCGAACACCTAGATCTGACATACTGTTAGCTCCTTGTAATGTCTATAATGCATAATAACACATACAGATCTTGCGTCAACAACTGATACAATGTAAACGAGCCAAAAGTTATTCTTCTAATTCTCTTTGTCTTGCGAGTGCCTTAGCGATTCCATATTTTCGGACATCACCTGAGAACAGCATAAGTTCCGCGGCCTTCTTCTCTTTAAAGACATAGATTTCTTTTTTATTGTAGTAATTTGGGCAATCTAAAAACTTATCCAAAAATAAAACAACTTGGGTAGTCATTTGAAAATCTTTTGGAAATTGGATTCGATAAGATTGAAGTCCAATTTTAGTTGTTAGGAATTCAAATCCTTCTTCGGTGAGTGTAAGACTGCTATCAAGTTTTTCGCGAGGATTTCGGAACCACTTCTTAATATATTGACGCACAGAATCGTCATCATTTGGAAGTCCGCCCTGTTCTAGAAATATTTTGGTGTAGAGTTCTTTTAATCCTGACATTCTACGGTCTCACCTTGTGTGAGTTTAACTACCGTAAAATCCTCACACTTGAACATGGTATTTAACTTCTTTGATAAATTGTGAGCATGTCCTGGGTTTGAGAATGATGTTTTCTTATATTTTGGACCTGGATAGTTTGATACGAGAGAACTGCTTTTTAGGTTAAAAGGCTGATTCTTATAAAAGACAGCCCAAATGGCTTCAGCGTCTAGAATTTGTTCTACTTTATAGTTCTTCTTATTAGTGTACTCTAATATCACTGTAGGCTTTGGGCGACTCATATCATACTTCCTTAGTATGATATTTATCGCTTTTCTTCAAAGCCTCCACCGTCCATAACCACGCTTACAAACTCGGTTTCTGCTTTAGATTCTGACTTTTGCTCTCGATCTAAAAGACGCAATGAAATGAGGCTAAGATTGTGAACTATATTTTCAGCTTCGCTAATGGGCATCTTTAATTCTTTTTGCCCACCTTTTGCGGCAAGTCGAACTTTTTTAATAAATTCTTCTAATACTGCTACGCTTATTTTATCTGTTGACATTGCTTAGTACCTGCCTCAATTCTAGTTCAGTTTTAAATGGACCTTTATGCTCGTATCTTTGAATTGTAATCAATTTAGGACAGAAGCTTCTAACCCAACCTTTGTCAAACCGTATAGCATAATAGCCAGCACAATAAACACTCTTGCTGGCATCGCTCTTCGTGAACAAAGGTAATTTCCTTTTGATATCATACATTGGGTTATGAGGTGAACAGTTTGTTGGATATCCGTAAATTTCATTTGACTGAGATTGAGGTTGCGTAGTTGCTGTAACGAAAAAGTTCTTGCCAAATTGATTTTCCAAAGTTTTAACATCTTTGAAAACCGCCTTTTGTTTATTTGAAACAAGTATAAACTTATTCGACTCGTCTCTTTGTAAAGTTCCAACACGATTTACTCCATCTTCAATAATCCAAAACTTACCATCAATAACTGGCTTCGCTTTCATTTCCATAATGTTACTCCGGATATTTTGCATTTAGTGGTTCGGCAAACTGTTGAGCTTGTTCTGAAATCTTAACGAGATCAAACAATCCACAGAACTTCATAAGTCTAAGTCCTACTTGTTCAACATTTTTTGGATGACTATTTTGTCTAATAGTGTCGGTGATAAGTTCTTTGACTTCAGTCGGTTGAGCCTTGAGATCAATAAGGCGCTTATTGCGTTCATAATCGTCAAGTACACGATGTTCATTACCATCGTGATCAACCCAACGCTGGAGCATAAGATTGTTCCATGCAAAACCTTTGTTTCCACGATCCTCGAAAGCTTCTTGAAGTTTGTTCTTGCGTACCTTAGGATAGGCACTAAAAACATTATCGGTAGGGTCACCACGCATACACTTTTCAAAAAGAATCCATTCTGGATCAACTGCTCCCTTAGGCTGCTTAGTCTTGTTATCAAGTACCGGTTTTCCTTTAAGAGTAAAGGTTCCTTCGTGCGTAATGATATGTTCATTAACTCCGTGATATTGTTTAACATTTGGAGCAATGAGTTGAGCAAAGTCGGAATCAGTAGAGATAATAATATGATTGTCCCCAGGATGAGAGTCAATCCATCCAGCAATGAGATCGTCAGCCTCGAGCTGTGGGTGCTGAAGAACAGTGCAATTTGTTTTTTCTGTAATAAATTCTTTAAACTTATCAAATGTTTCCCAAAAGAGTTTGTCCTCTTCCGCCTCCTTCTCTGTTAGAGCGGCGCGAGCCTCCGTGCGGTTTCGTTTATAAGGAGAATAAAAGTCCTTGCGCCAAGAACGACCTTCCAAACAAAATACAACGTGGCTTCCGTTAAAATCTTGCCACGCCTTTTTAATACTTGCCAATGTAACATGTAATGCCATTCCTATTTTAATGTCAGCGTCCCCACGAACGACGTGTCGTGCGCGAAAGAAAGTGTTAGCAGTATCTACGATAATGTAGTTCATGTAATCCTTACCACTTTGTTCATTTGATCTTCAGCCAAAACATTTTGGCACAAGTTTTTAAACCACTTGTCGATGATCTCTTCTTCAGTCTCTCCAGTATACCCTGCTTTACGCAATTCGTCAATGAAGAAACTATTCCAGTCTAATTCAAAATATCCATTATTTGGATCCTCAAGATTAAACTTTGTATCAAGAACTTGAACATATGGTTGTTTGTTCTTTGTTGCCTTTTCTTTCTCGGTTAATTTCGATTGTCTAGGCTTACGTTCTTTTTTAACCTTTGGTTCAATAACTTTAGGTTCTTCTTTTTTTGGTTCTTCACCATTAAGCCATTTCCATAATCCCATTATGTCCCCCACTCGTTCTTATAAAGCGGAACTTGTATGCGTGGACTGAATCTATATCCAATATCACGAGCATAATCCGCAACTTGTCTTTCATTCATTTCATATACTGAATTTGTACCACCAACGGGCATTAAGTAAACAGGAATATTAATACCTGCTTCATGATACTTACTCATTGCTATTTGAGCATCTAACGCATCTTGCTCGTTAGCAATAACGAATTTAAAGTAACTTCTTTGTCTTGGAAGTATAAGATACTCTTTAACCACTTCCGGTTTAATAGCATCTTCTATGGATTCACCGCTACAAGGAAGTTTAGCACTAATACTAAAAGTAACTTCTAGATTAAATCCATCAGCAAGTCTGCGGAGATATTCTCTTAGATCTGCATCTATAGGCTGAGTGCCGTTTGTTTCAAATGTAAGATATTTTAGCTTCATTTCACGATTGTAAATCTCAGTAAGCAACTCTGGATAAGCCTTCTGCCAACCTAGCAAAGGCTCGCCACCTGTAATAATTAAGTGTTTCTCACCAAAAGTTGCGCCCGGAAGTAATGCTTGAAAGCGATCAACAATTTCTTTAATTTCCATCATTGGGGAAAGATGCTTGAATCTAGGATCCCAAGAAGCATAACTATCGCAACCTGTACTAACTAAAGGCAAGTCTTTATAATCAGCATATTTTAGACCGTCTTTAGCAATAATGTCTCGTTCAGTTGAAACTTGTCCTCGCAGCATACCAAACCCACCGCAAGTAAAGTTACAGCCAAATGTTCTTAAAAATATAGATGGAACGCCTACGTAT